AGAAACTCACAGGGTCAGATCATCGCTCTAAATACTCCAGCGGGGCAAGAGCAGTCGCGTGAAACATCCGCGCCTCCTACTACACAGAACACTGCTATCTCACCTGGTAGATCATCTGGTCTAGAGGCATACTATAATCCTAATCCTGTTGCATAATGTCCGAGTTATCATACGCTGCTGACTTACAACTAGAAGAATGTATTATTACTTCAGTTGATGGTGACAAGCAAAACATTACCGATCTAGTCGTCAGGTTTGATTACTTCGAGAACATTAGTCTCCCAACATTCGAGGCAAACTTGGAGTTGGTTGACACTGGTGCCAACTTGATTTCATCTCTACCTATTCAGGGGTATGAGGATATCAAGATTACTATGGTACAAATTGGTGACGATGATGGTAAACTGAAGCAGGTATATAACTTCAAGGTCTTTAGAATCCACAGTAGATTCTCTGGTGATAGATTCCAGAAGTATTCTCTTGGGTTGATCTCTGCAGAAGCATTGCTAAATGAATCCAAGAGAGTTGGTACTATACTTACTGGAAAGGGAGATGGTATCGTCAGAAAATTATTGACAGAAGAACTTGGTGTTGCTGGTGACAGGATTAAAACAGATCCTGCAATGTTTAAGGTTAGATTCTTTCCTGGTAAGAAGACTCCTTTCTCTATCATCGAGTCGATGAGGATGAAGACTGTTGCTGAAGACAGTAAGGTAAACAACTCAAGCAACAGTGTCACGGGTGAGTTTGCAAAGTCAACTGGTAGTGCAGGATATTATTTCTATCAGAACGTAGACGGATACTACTTTAATTCTATTGATAGATTGAATTCTATCGATAAGAATCCTCCAGTAGAAATATTCACGCAAGAGACTGATGCTGTCGCTGGTGCGTCAAAGCAGCAAAAGATTTTAAGCATTGACTTCCAGCAAGAGATTGACATCCTTACCAAGTTGAGGATGGGTACGTTCTCTAATGTCATCTGTTTCTACAACTACAGCACAGGTGCATACGAGGAGTACAACTATAAACTACAGGATTCTTTCGATGACATGGAGCATCTTGGATCACAGTCAGGTCTTGCTAAAGGACAAGCAGATCTAGCGGCTACTCCAAGTAGAATCATGTCTGTGTTGATTGACCATGAGACCTGGTTTGATGGTGTCGAGGTAGCATCACCAGAGAAACCAGACGGTGGTAAACAAAACACTGCCGAGTTTCCTGACTGGCAGAAGAATTATGTTGCACAGAGCATCGCTAGACTTGAGTCGCAGAACAATCAGCAGGTATTGATCACAGTTCCTATCAGACTTGACTTGAGAGTTGGTTCTACTGTTGAGATAAGAATACCTAACCAGATTCCAACACAAGATAGACAACCAGACCTATATGATCCAGAGCACAGTGGTGTTTACTTGGTTGCTAAACTTAATCACGCATGTGAAACAAAAGCAAGAAGAGCAAACACATACTTGACTCTAGTTAGAGACTCCTACGGTAGACCTAACGAAGAGTCGAATACCACAACTAAATAAAAATAAACCTTATTGGTATGGATCCAGTATTATCGTCATTATTACAGACAAACTCAATAGGTTCTGATGGTTTCAACTGGTGGATTGGACAGGTTGAGACGGGGAGAGAGAGTGACCCCAAGAAGTCTGGTAGATATCGTGTGCGTATCGTTGGTGTACACCTAAAGGAGGGACAGCAGACACCAACAGAGCAACTGCCTTGGGCAAACGTAGTCATGCCTGTGACTACACCATTCAGTGATGGTAAGTCAAGTGCTACTGCAGAACTTCGTGCAGGCAACTGGGTCATTGGTTTCTTCCTTGATAATGACAAGCAGAAGCCTGTCATCATGGGATCTATTGGTCACACTAAATCATCTACTGTTGTTGTCAATCAGGACAGTCAAGGTGGTGGCGATGGTCCCCGAGGACTGGAGAGGCAACGTGCTGCTGATGTTATCCCACAGATAGATAGGTCTCAAGATAGCACCAACGGAACCGACCCCGAGACTGGTGCTAACATAGATGGTGGTGAACCAGCTGCTGCTCGTTCTAACGAGGAGAAGGGTGCTCCTGCTATCATTGCTGCTCTACGTGCAAAGCATAGCGAGACTAATCCTATTGGATCGCAGAACTGTGTTACTATTGCTAACCCGAAGTGTGGTACGGAGAGCAACTTCGGTAAGCAGATGCAGAACATCATTGGTGAGATGCTCGCTGCTAATCAACAGTCTGGTGGTCAGTTAGGTAACTTCTATGTCAGTAAGGTTAATGGTTTCTTGTATGACAAGGTAGCGATTGCTAGACATCATATCGGTAGAGTCACTAGACTTGTCCGTAGCTTGTTAGGTCGCACCCAGTCTGAAATCATTAGGAATCTACGTCAGGGTATTCAAGATCTAATCAACGGTCTGTTAGGTATTGAAGTATTCAAACAACAGAAAGAGAAAGTACCCAAAGATGTAGAGCAGGACCACAAATCTGTTGGTAAGAAAGGTCGTTTGCTTGATGGAATTCAGAAGGTACTAGAGCAGATCCTAAAGGCACTCGGTTGTTCCATCGAGAATATCACCGATAGAATTGCAGCGTTCCTGACGAACTTGCTGTTCAATTTTATCATGGATGTCTTCTCTCCAGCAGCATGTGCAGTCATTAACTTGGTAGAAGGTATCATCAATAAGATCCTAGAACTTATTGAAGGTTTGATAAGTAGTATACTTGGACCTTTACAGAGTATATTATCAATCATAGCATCACCGTTAAACATGATTGGTGGTGCCATCTCAAAGGTCATGTCATTCCTAGGCATCTCTTGTAGTGGTCCTGATAGTAACTGTCCAAAGGAAACTGTTAAGTGTACTGATTGCTCCAAGGATGAAGACGATGATGACTGGTTGGACAAAATGCTCGATGATATCGAAGCGGGTGATACTGGTGAGAGATTCTACTGTGAAGAGAGTCAAGACTACCTAGATCCTAAAGGAACTAGAGTTATTTTTGTTGGTGGTGTCCCAGCAGAACCAATCCCAGAACCACCTGGTCCACCAAAACCACCTGGTCCTGGTAGACCCGACACACCAGAGTTTGATCGTCCTGTGATTCCTGATGACGATCCTGATGACGATCCTGATGATGATATCTTCCCAGATGATGATGACATCCCAGATGATATCTTTGGTGGTCCTGATGATGACGATGATGACGATGACATCTCACTGCCTGTCACCTTTGATGGCAGCAAGGTTTACTCTGTCATTGGTGATCCGACCATCGTTGCTGGTGGTGACACCGTAACGTTCACGGTCAACACTTCTAACGTAGCACATGGTGCTGTCTTGACTTATGAGTTGACTGGTGATATAGTAGAAGAGTACATAGATGATGCTAATCCATCTCTCACAGGAACTGTTACGGTATCTGAATATGAAACTTTAACAGAAGAATTCCTTGACGAGGAAGGAGATCTACAAACAATCTCTATCCCACGTTGTAGAGGCACGATTACTCTTACTATGCAAGAAGAGATTGAGTTGGGTCGGATTCAAACATTCAGACTCACTCTGTTTGATCCAGGAAACACCGAACTTGCTGACGCAAATTTTGATACAGGTTCCTTTGCTGACACAGATATTGCAGCAGACTATGAGGAATCTCTGTTCCCTGATTCGCCACTTGATCCTGAATTAGGAGTTGAATCTAGCATCTCTGTTACCACTGACAAACCTGCTTACATAGAGGGTGAAGACATCATCTTCTCTATCACAAGTGTGAATGTCGATGACAACACAGAGTTTGATTGGGTTATTCTAGGTGATGTTGACGCTAATGATTTTGTTGGTGGTACAATCACTGGTAAATTCAAGATCAAGGATAACCAAGCAAGAGTTATTGTTGGTATCTTGGAAGATGAAAGAATAGAACCTGCAGAGAACTTGACGTTCCGAATTATGGGAACATCTGCATCAGCTTCTGCAACCATCTTTGCTAGTGGTGGGTTTGAGGATCTAGATGGTGATGGCGTCAATGACGATGACGAGAAGGATATTGTACCTGAATACGTTCCTAACAAACCAACGGCAGGTGATCCTATCACTGGTTCCGATGGATCTATTGTTAGCATCCCTATCAATGATACTGGTGAGTCATACTCCGAAGCACCTCAAGTTATCATCTCTGGAGAAGGGTATGGTGCTACTGCTATCGCTCTTCTTGACACCAACGGATTTGTGTCGGAGATCAGAGTTACTAGAGGTGGACTAGGATACAAACGTAACCTAGCAAAAGATAATGATGTACAATGCATCATCGATTCCTTTACTCTTATCTCTCCTGGTATCAGATATACGTCTGCTCCCGAAGTATACATAAATGGAGATCCAAATTTGGCAACTGCTATCATTGATGAAAGAGGATATGTTACGAGTGTCCAGATCAAGGACAGAACAAAGACATACAATGATAAGAAACCAGTCGTTAAACTGATTGGTGGTGGAGGATCTGGTGCTATTGTTCTACCAAACATGATCTGTCTCTCCTCCGAGGATCTCAACAGCAGAGGACTCGTTAAGATTGGAACTGGTCGTTATATTGATTGCCCATAATGTCTGATACTAAACCAAACGTCGATAAATCACACCAGGGTTCTACTTCAGGGCAACCTGCAGCAGAACCAGCTGGTGGTAGAAAAGCAAGCGTATCTGATGATGCATTTTGTAATGGCAAACCAACAGTACACTGGGTGTCTGATGGTTGGACCTGCATGAGTTGGAGGGGTGACGACGGACAACCAGGCGGTTACACGGTCACCAATGGTCAAAGTGCCATGTTCTTTGATGAGAACGGCAACATGACGTTCTCTACTGGTGTGCCAGGACAAGCAGGTTGTGGTGGCAAACTAATTCTGAATACAGGTGATCAAATCCAGAAAGCATCTGGAACTATTGCTATTCAAGCAACGGGTCCAAAGGATTCAGAGAGAGTTGGGTCTACTAGAACAGGAACTGGAAGCGCAACTAAAGAGGACCCTGCCTATTCTGTCATGGCAGAGGGAGGTGTTGCTATTGAAGCATCGGGAGATGATTGTGGCATCAAGGGAGACAACGTACTTATCCATGCTATCAAGACTCTAACACTCAAAGCAGGAGAAGTTGTTAACATTGAGGTTGGTGATGGTAGCGGCAAGTTTAATGTATTTGCAGGCGACATCACATTTGACGCAGAATTTTTAAATGAGAACATTGATGGTCGTAAGATCACCAAAGGAACTGGTGAGGTTGTAGTTGACCAGCAGATTAAACCTGGTGCTACTCATGTTATTAACACCTCTGGTGATGTTACACATAAGATCCAGGGAAGTTATGAGGTTGATGTTCAGGGTGGACGCCTTAATTTGAGGTCTTTGAAGAACGTCAACATTCAGTCAACTACTGGTGGTCTGGGC